CGCCGAAGTACCAGAGAGCTTGATGAGCTTGGTCTGCACCCCCTCGATGTATTGGGTGGTGCCGAGGTCGACGATTTGTGCAATGGCGATGGACCCGAGATAGGCCGCCCGGTCCGCGGTAGCGGTGCCGCCTGCGCCCAAATCCCACGCCGCGTCGTCAGCAATCGCGGACGGTGGCGTCACGTTATAGAGATGGACCGTCCATGCTGTGGTTTCGATGGTGGCACTGTTGATCTGCATCGAGGACCAGAGAATGCGCAACTGCGATCCGACAGGCGGCGGTGCTCCGTCCTTGTTCAGGAACACAAACTCGGTAGCCGCGCCATTCGCATCGCCGGCAGTATGGGAGGTAGCAGCGGGCGTGAACGTGGCAGTCGCCACATACCCATTCGTTCCGTACATGTCGTGCTCCTAGTTCGTCGGCCCGGCGGGCTTGTTCTTTGCCATCTCGGCGCGGGCAGCGTTGTTGGCGTCTGCGACCGTGGCCGCATGCTGCATTTTCTCGCGCTCAATCGCGTACTTCTGTTCGATTTCCCATTTCTTGAACGTCAGTTCGGCATCGAGCTTCTGAAGGTCGTAGGCGTGTTGCTGCTGGGCGAGCAGCACAGCGTTCTCGCGGTCGGCGGCTTTGGTCTGCAGGTCGGCCTGAAGCTCGGCCTGGTTCTTGACTACGTCACCCTGCGCCTGCAATTCTGCCTGATGGGCAGCGACCTGAGCCTTGCCAGCCTCCACCTGCATGGTGACTTCGCCGTTCTTATCAGCGAGCGCCTGTGCGCCCTGCTGCTTCATCTGCTCCAGCATGACCTCGGGAGGTGGCTGCTTGGCACGCTCAGCGAGGATTTGCTTGCCCTGTTCAATGTCCTGGTCGTTGATGTCGGGCCAGAATAGCTCCGAGTTCTTTAGTCCGCCACTCTCGGCAAACTTGGTCACTGTGTTGTGGACGTATTTCAGCATTTCAAGCGCCTTCTCGGGGAAGGGAATGCTGATGCGGTCGATGTAGAGAAGCTGCTGCTGAAGCACCTGCCCCAGCATCATGGCGTCCTTGTCACGCGAGCCCGTTCCCAGGCCCGTGTTGACACTCACGTGCATGTCCGGGTTCCAGTTGCGCGGGTCGATCTGGATCGGCTTACCGCTAACCAGGATTGTGCGTGGCTTGGTCTCGTGCTTGTTGGTGACACGCAGCATTTTCCGCGCAACCTTCGACCAGCCATATTCCGCCATGTTGCGGGCAATGAGCTGCGGCTGAAGATGCGAGGCGTTGACGGCGTTCTGGTTGGCCGTGGCCGATTGGTTCTGCAGCGTCTCCGGATCGAGCGCCATCGATTGGGCGTTGACGCCAGTACGGGCGGCTTTCACCTCGTCGGCATAGTTCAGGCCGGCTAGCGCCTTGTCACCAATGTACTCACGCACAAGCGGCGCAATGGTCGTGCCGGCTTCCGCGAACACGGGCTGACCGAACTGGCCGTCCGTCAGTGCCTCGGGGTTCTTGACCTTGCCGGATACGACGTTCTGCGGATTGTTGACCCAATACGTGTTGTTGAGAAGCTGACGCCACAGGACGGTCTTTACGTCCTGAATATCAATCGTCTCATCGGCCATTGACCGAGAGCCGAAGCGGTGCGGAATAGGTTCGCACGGAATGTTGTCGAACGGGTCTTCGTCCTCCCACACTTCCCAGTCGAGCAACGCACCCTTGGCAGCTCCACCAGGACCGCCGTAGCAGGCACGGACCATCTCGGCTACGCCGTCACCGTCCACATCTACCATGATGAAGCACTCGTGATAGTCCACGAGTTCCATGGATTTGTCGGTGGCTTCAGTCGTGATGTTCAGTCGGCGGGCTTGCTGCTCCGAAGTTTCGTTGCGAACCGCTTCCGGGATTACCCAGACCTGGTCCTTATCGTAGCCCATCTGCAACAGCGCAGAGCGCGTCTTGCGCTGCCAATGGTCCTTGAACGCCGCGTCCTCTAGCGAAGTGGCGTCAGCGTCCATCAGAAATTCGTCGCGCGGAATGACCTCAACGCACAACCGCCCATCGGCCTTCTTGTGGCGCAGCTTTACGTCGTAGCTGGTGGTGTCGACCATCTGCGCCGGATCGTCGGGATGCGGGAGCTGAACCGTGTTCTCGGTCTTTGCCAGCACTTCCGTGCTATCGTCACCCGCCAGCATGGCGAGTTGGTCTTCGCTTAGTCCGTCGTGGAACTTCGCGGGCCCATAAACGGCCTCATCATCCCAGTAGGTTTTGACGATGCCGTCGCCATGCAGCAACGCGTCAAATGTGCCGTCGTAGACAATGCCGTAGCCGAAATTCTGCTTCCAGAAGATATGGTTGAGGCCGTCCGTGACCTCGTCCGCATAGTCCAGGTCTTCCGGCTCTTCCGGGTCGGCAAGGAACATGCGCCGCGAGGCCGTAAAGATGTCGATGATCTCCGGCATGAGCCAGTTGATCGTATCGGCTACGTCACGTGAAACAACCTTCGACCGATTGACCTCGGGCGGGACATAGGCGTCCATCTTGCCGAAGAAATAGTCGAGCTGCTTTGAGCGCGTGTTGCCGTTGTCGGTCTTGTCGTCGGCTGAACGCGCCAGCTCGATCTGCTGCGCGATGATCGCTTCGAGCTGGGCTTCTGAGAGCTTATCGGCCACGCGCAACCCGCCTTACTTCATCGCGCTCAATGCGCCCGTGAAGCCAATCGACCCACTTCTGGTATTCGGTCAGAGCGGAATACTTGTTGGACTTTCCGTCCTTGCCCTCTGCATAGGCCTCAGACGTTGTGTCCCACTCAAAGCCGTTATCGGAGCGCTGCATCAGACCACCCAACTCAGATTGCGCTTGACCTGAGGCTTGGCCTTTTCGGGCGCCTCGTAGGCCACGCACATCAGACCGAACATGTCGGCTCCGTGCGATGACCAGTCATGCTCTGGACCAAGCCCGATGTTGCGGGCCTCGTCCTTTTTCTCGTGATACCAACCCAGCGCTTCAAGCAGCGGCTCGGTTGTGTCCTCATTAAACCAGATACTCGGGAACATCCTGCGCCCGGCCTCAATGCGCATGGACGCCGCGCCCTTGCCCTGGTTGGGGATGATCTCAACATCGAAGCCGGCCTCTTCGAGGTAGCTCCGATATGAAACGTCATAGACCTTGTCGTTGGTGTCACCGTCATGCGGGAGCACGATCAGCGCTTTCTCGTGTCCTCGACTGCGCAACCATTGAACGTGCGTTGCAAGCGGTTGGCCGGACGCCTCGTAGTAGTCGAGCAACCGGATTTCCTTGCCGATGAACTGCGCAACGCCAATCGCTACAGCGTCGGCCTTTGCTCCGGTGCCGCCAATGTCGAAGAATGCCCGCTTGGTCATCAGCGGATCGGCTGGCACGCGTCCTATTTGCTTGTTGAGCTTTGCCGCTGCCAGGGCCTTGGCATAGTATGCGCCCGCGGCAATCGTCACATAGCCGCCGTTCCAGATGTTCTCGTATTGGTCTGGATTGTCCCTGAGGCAGTCGAGCCTTTCCTGCTCAAGAACGCTTGGAAACCAGGGATTATCGGACCAGTTGGCCTTGACCACAACCGCCCCAGTCGGGGGCGTCTTCCTGAACAGCAGGTCAACCGCGTCTGTCTTTCGGCGCGGGTTCCAACTAAACCACAGCTCCGAACTGTCGGTGCGGATGGTTGGGCGCAACATGCCGAGCGACATGTCGGAGAATGTATGAGCTTCCTCTACCCACGCCCGATTGAAGCCTTCCAGCGACTTGATGCTGTCGGCGGTGTAGTCCTTCATGCCCTTGAAGATGATCAGGCCGTCGCCGGGGGTCTGTATCTCTTCCTTGAACACCTTGAAGCCATCGGCTGGCCCAAGGTTGAACTTGCTCAGCTTGTCCTCGATGAGGAGCTTGGCCGAGTCCTTCAGATCCTTTTGCACCTCTCGGATGCAGACTGAACGAAGCCCTTTGTTCGCCAGGCTGTCTTCGACCATCAGCTCTGCGAAGAAGTGCGACTTGCCCGAGCCGCGGCCACCATATGCCGCCTTGTAGCGCGCAGGCTCAAGCAACGGCGCAAACGCTGGCGCCGTGTCGATCACCAAATCTCGGCCAATCACTTGGCGTTGACGATCCGGCGCGTGATGGAGACGACAACTGGATTGTCAGGGTCGCCCGTAAGCGTCGTTGCAGCGAGCTTGGGATGAATGTACGGCGCAGCTTTGTCGGCCGCCCAATCACGCCGAGCTACGTCAATGGTCTCATCTCGCAAGATGTTCAGCATGTAGTCGAGCGGTGTCAGGCCGGACGCTGCAACG